TAGTAATCCACAAATTCCGGTACTTTCAACAGGTCTGAATACTGGTCGGGCGTTACCATGCCATACCATTTACCACCGATACCCGATACGTTCATACGCATCATCAGGTTGTGCAACGTCAGCAAATCGTCCTTTGTCAGGGCTTTGCGGTTGGAGGTCAATCCCGAGATATTGCTCTTTCGGGCATCCCCGGTTGTTTTCAGGATGTTCGTGCTTTTGGTAGGCGACCAGTGATAGGCTGCATACGCCGCAATCTTATTGTTCATCTCGCCTGCCTGCTGTTCCTGTTTGGTCTGGCGTTTGCTGTAATTGGTCAGCAGTTCACTCTGGGAGTCAATCAAGAGCGGCTGACAATAGATAAGCGTCGTGTTGTACGTTTTCTTCGTGTCGGTCGATACTTCGATTTCCAGCGGCAAGGATTTGGGCTTACCCTCTTTTGCCTTGCTGATTGGGGTTTGTACCGGTTTTTCTACCGTTTCAGTAGTATCAGCCACACCGGTTTCGGCTACAGACTTCTTATAAAAGCTGTTGTCCGGGAAAATTTGTTTTTGAAGCTCTTTGGAATAGAGCGTTGTTCTGATTTCTGCCATATCTGTTAGTCAATTTGGATTGATTTACCTGTCTGGATAAAGCCGGTTCCATCATAGACATACTCTGTGACGAACGTCTTTCCGGCTACACCGGTGATAGATTCCCCCTTTACACCCGTTCCCGGATTCAGCTTTTCGGTAGCCGTAGAGGTTGTTTTCACGATTACCCGCGCTCCCGGTGTCAGGTCGGGGTCGGCGGTAAGGTCAAGCGTACGGTTATCCGTAGCCACGACGGACGAACCGTCTACAATGGTCAGGTTGTTGACGATATCAAATGCCTGAGCGCCGACGGCTGTCATGAGCAAAATAGTTGCTGCGCCAAACGGCCATTTTACAATGGGATTCTGCAATTCTTCCATGCTTTTACGTGTTATAAGCTGTTTTCGTAATCATCCAGCAACTTCTGAAACTGTGCCGGGTTTGTCCTCTCCAATTCATTCAGGTATCCCGGATTGTTCTTTTGATACCAGTTCCAGTCTTTACCAGCCTGCGCTTGTGCACCGGCAGCTTTACCTTTCAATTCTTCCAGGGCGGTACTAAGGCGGCCGGCCGCCTGAACTGTCGGGGTTACGGTATTGCCGTTTCCGGCATTACCCTCTTCACCTTCCGGCTTTTCTTTTACTTCCGTTACCATTTCGGCAAACAGGTCGAAGTCGGCAGCGGCCAGCTTCTTCATGCGCTCCTTGTTTTTGTCCGTAACGTTCCCATTGCTTACGCCCAAGGCGAGGTAATGGTCTACCAGTCGGTTGTGCTGTTCCTCCAGTCTTACCCGGTTTGCTTCGATGGCATCCAGCACCTGCTGTTCGGTCGCCGTTGCCGGCAAGCCCAGTTTTGCTGCAATTTTTGTCAAATCCATTTCGTTGTTATTTACAGGTTTATATTCATTCGCGATACGGGTTAATAGTTCCGTAGTCGTGAGGTTCTTCAGTTCGTCCGCCCGCTGGCTGGATACGATTTCGTCAACCAATCCTTCCGCCTTTGCCTCATCGGCCGTAAACCAGGTTTCGGCCGACATCAGCGAACCGATCTTTTCCTTTTTACAGCCCCGGCGGCTCAGGATCGTTTGCAGTGTATCGGTCAGGCTGGCAAGGGCCTTACGCATCTTGTCGTTCATCTCGGCGTCACTGTCGGACGGGTACGGGTTGTGGATCATCAGTTTGGCATAATCCTGCATGCTGACTCTGTCGGCGGCAATTGCGATAACCGCTGCCATACTGGCGGCGATACCGTCTATATGCACATGGATGAACGCCTTCATGGTACGCATGGCGGATACGATACTGAGACCGGATATCACGTCGCCGCCGGGGCTGTTGATATGCAGGTGTATTTTATCTATCCGGTCGTCCAGTGCGGCCAACTCCTGGGCGAACAGGTCGGCATCCACTTGCCTGCCTATTTCGCCGTAGAGCCGCATGGTGGCTTCTTTCGTGTCTTTGTTAACGATGTCTACATACTTGTCCATAGATTAAAAAATTCGTGTTCGTTCGTAATGATTACAAGGGCAAAGGAAAAGGGATAAGGAAACGGCTCAAAATGAAATTCCAAGGATGACAATTTTTATTCCCATCCTTGGAACTTTATTTTTCGCAAGTGCTGTCCGACAGGAACTTTGCCTAAAAAAGTACGCGAATATGAACGACAAAGAAGCTGCTTACATCCTGTTTAAGGAAGGCGTCTCCCAGCAGGAGATCGCCCGCATCCTGCAACGCTCCGAACAGACAATAACACGCTGGAAAAAGGACGGCGAATGGGACCGGAAGGCAACCGAGGACCTGATGGCCATGCAAACCATCCACGAAGACACCCGCGACCTGGTACGCTACCAGCTGGCAACCCTGCGCAAACTGAAGGAACGATACATTAAAGAGGAAAAAGAGGGCGGGGAACCGCATCTGATAAGCAAGGGGGACATCGACGGGGCACGCGACCTGTTCAACATGATCAAGGTCAAGGAGGCCGATTGGACAACCCTTGTACGGATTGTCCGCCTGATAAATAAGTTCCTGAAAGACAACTATCCGACACTGGCGCGGGATGTGGCCCCGGCATTGAACGATTTCCTGAATGAACAAAGGGGAGGCATGTCATGAGCCTGGAACGTAACCTGACACCCAAAGAACAACGCGAGTACAACGAGTGGCTTGCCGAAATGCAGGAGACTGTCCGTCTGCGACCAATCACACAGGAAACGGAAACGCAAAAAACAAGACGTATCGCCAACCTGAAAAAGGATTTCACGAAGTTTTGTCGTTACTATTTCGAGGACTTTATGGATGCCGATTTCGGCTGGTTCCATAAAAAGGGCGTGAAACTGATTGTCGACAACGAAGACATCATGTTTGTTGGCGAATGGCCGCGTGAACACGCAAAGTCCGTAATCATGGACATCTTTCTGCCCATGTACCTGAAAGCGTTGGGGAAATTGACAGGGGTTGTCCTCTCGTCTGCAAATGAGAATAAAGCGGACGGATTGCTGGCTGACCTTCAGGAACAACTCATGTTTAACCAGCGTTATATCGCCGATTACGGGCCACAATACAAATCAGGGAAATGGGATACCGGCCATTTCGTAACAAATGACGGGGTTGGCTTTTGGGCTTTCGGGCGCGGACAATCGCCGCGTGGCGTACGTGAAGCCGCACTCCGTCCGAACCTGATTATCGTGGATGATATCGACGATGCCGAAATCTGCAAGAACGAAAAACGCGTGCAGGAGGCAACGGACTGGGTTCTGGGCGACTTGTACGGCTGTGCCCCGACGAAGGGAAGCCGTTTTGTAGTCATCGGCAACCGTATCCATAAACGTAGCATCCTGGCGCACATCGTGGGCGACGTGGAAGAAGGCGACCCGAAAAAAGAGACGATTACACACTTGAAGGTGTATGCCTTGGAGAACCCACACACACACGAAATGGACCTGTCGGAAAAAGGCGTACCGGCTTGGAAAGAACGTTACACCCGCCAGCAAATCCTTACCAAAATGGAAAACATGGGCCGCCGTCTGGCCCTTCGCGAACTCTTCCACCAGCACATCGTTATCGGCCGTATATTCAGGGAGGAACACTTACCCTGGGCGGACCTGCCGCCTATTCAGAACTGCGAAAAACTGGTAACCTACAACGACCCTTCATACAAGGAGACGAAAAAAAACGACTTCAAGGCGATTGTCCTGATTGGGAAGAACGGCAAATACTTCGACATCTACAAAGTATTCTGCCGGCAATGCACTACCCCCGAAATGGTACGCGGGCACTATGACCTGGCGGAAGAGGTACCGGAGAACAAAACCTGCCCGCACTGGATGGAGGCGAACTTCATACAGGATATCCACCTGAAGAAATACGACGAAGAAGCGGAACTGAGGGGTTACAGCATTGCCATCCGTGGCGATAAGCGCAAGAAGCCGGAAAAGACGGAACGCATCGAGGACCTTTCCGCCTATGCCGAACGTGGCCTTATCCGCTTCAACCGGGCAGAAAAACATAGCCCGGACATGCAGGAACTCAGGAACCAGTTTCTGGGTTTCCCGGATGCCGAGCACGACGACGGCCCGGATGCCGTAGAGGGTGGTGTTTACAAACTCAACAAGCCCAGCATCGGCAAGAAAACAACCGCCCGCAGCGGCAAGTACAAACATAATTCAGCAAGGAGGGGATGACAATGATGAATTTCTTACAACAAAGCGACTACCGGACATTTATCAATCCGGAACTACTCAGCATGCTCCTGGGCGGGGATGTGGATAAACTCGAAGAGGCCGAAGGCTATGCGTACGGCTTTATCATGTCCAACCTCGCGGCACGCTACAACATGCAGACCGAATTTTCCCGGTCCGGGGCGGCCCGTAACCAGACGCTTGTGCGCTGGATGCTGTCTTTGTCGGTCTATTTCCTGCACAATACCGTAGCCGATACGGATATCCCGGAACGTGTCGCCAAGAACTACGACGATGTGCGCCGGGAAATCGAAGCGGTTGCCGGCGGCAAAGCGGCAACCGATCTTCTTCCGCTCCAGAAGGACGGGAAAGTAAAAACACGGTTCCGGTGGGGTTCCAGCCCCAAGCGCAGCCACAACCCATTTGAGTGAGACTGTTTAAACACTGTTTAAACGCTCGAAATTTAAACTTTAAGTAGTATGAAGGCATCAGCGTATATAAGAAACTTTTTTGACGCCGTAAAGGGCGTAAAACAAACCGGCCGCAAATCGAAGCTTTTAGCGAAGCAACCCATCGACCGGGTAAAGATGGAAATCGGCAATCTGACCAAGGCGGTGGAAAATGCCCTCGACCCGGTGAATTCCGACCGCATGGACCTGCTTACCATGTACGAAAACTCCTGGAAAGACAGCCAGGTGATAGCCGAACGCGAAAAGGCTGAATCGTACCTTATTACCGAACCGTTCGAAGTGTTGGAAGGCGAGGCGGTGAACAAAGAGAAAACCCGCCTTTTCGAGCGTCCCTGGTTCACGCACTTTATCACCATTGCCATGTACACGGATTTCTGGGAATACACCATTGCCGAGTTTCAGGAACAGGACGAAAAAGGAGAATTTACCGATGTGAAAGTCTTCCCTCGTAAACACGTGCGTCCCTTCGAAAAGCAGATTGTCATAAACCCTTCCGACCGGGAAGGGATTTCATACGACGGGAAGGAATTTGATTTCTTCCTCCTGCCGCTGGGTGATCCGGAGAATCCCGGCAAACTGGAGAGTATCACGCGGGAGGTTATCTGGAAAACCTTTGCCCGGTCCGACTGGTCGGAATATAACGAACGTTTCGGCAAACCGCTCCTGGACTTTGCCATCGATACCACCAACGAGGAGGAGGTAAAAGAGAAAGAAGAGATGGCCGCCAACTTCGGTACGAATGGCTGGATCATCCGGGATGTGGAAGAGGATGTAAACATCGTACAAACAGCCAGTCGGGCCAGCGCGGAAAACTTCAAGGACATGGCGTTGTTCTGTGACGACCAGATTGCCAAGTTGATGAACGGCCAGACCGGGACCAGTGACGAAAAGTCGTTT